GACCTGGCATCAGTGACAAGTCATATCAAGGAGATGGTACAGATAGGAGTTCTTTCCCCGGATGAGGGAAGAGCTCTTCTGAATAAGAACCCACGTCCTGGAGGGGATGAGTTTTATACTCCGGCGAATATAGTAGGCAACACAGAAAATATAAATAATAATGTCAATAACAAAAAAGTTCCAGTTTGGCAACATCAGAGCCATTCCTGAAGGAGCCGAAGAGAGCAGGATAATCCCCTTCGTCCTTTCAACTTATGGGAAGGACAGGCATGGCACTGTCTTGAACCAGGACGCGTGGGATCTCGATAACTACCGAAAGAACCCGGTAGTCGCTTACCAGCATAACCTCTCCGGAGGTCTTTGCGCTGAGCCGAATCCTGACTTTATCATTGGCAAGAGCATCAGCCTGAGCATTGACGGAATGGGCAGGGATCGGATGCTTGTTGCGGATGCGCAGTTTGAGCCTGCTGAAATAAATCCCCTGGCGGAAAAAATATTCCGCAAGATCCTGTTTGGATCGCTGAACCGCTCCTCCGTCGGATTTATCCCGAAGGGCGAAGGATCTTACGGTCAGGGAGAAGAAGCCGAAGGCAGGGAAAATGAAACTTATTACTTCGCCGGTCAGGAGCTTCTCGAGTGGTCCGTTGTCAACATTCCGTCGAATCCGGATGCGGGCACCAGGGATATAAACCGCCGCATGCGCGAGGAAGGATACTCCGCATTAATGTATGCGTTCAAGGAACTCGGCGGGAAGTTCCGTCTTTCGCAGATCGAAGAGTTCCGCGTCGTCGATATCCTTGACCTTCTCGACGGGAAGGATCTGGACATCAAAGAAACAAATCCGGAAAAGATCCGCAGGCTGCTTGCCGAGAACGGGGCGCTGAAGGACCGCATTGAAAGAATGTCGCAATTACTTGAGTATTATAAGAACAGCCGAAAAGGCTAATATATGTTTAATTAATAAAAACCAGAAAACGTGAAATCTATTTATCTAAAACAGAAAAAAGAGAGCCTTCAGGCTGAGAGGGATATTCTTGCCAACAAGTCTGAGCTCAGTGCCGAGGAAAAAACCCGGTGGACCGAGTTGACAAATACTGTCGACGGACTCGATAATGAAATAAAGATCGAGGAACAAAAAGAATCATTCAGCCGCCAGCGTGCAGCTGAGAATGGATCCGAAGTAAGTAAGAATGAGGAGAGGGATATACAGAAGTATTCCATCGTCAAGGCTATCCGCGAAACAATGACCGGTCGCCTGACAGGACTTGAGGCGGAAATGCACTCAGAAGCACAGCGGGAAAACAAAGGATTTGCCGGTATTCCCCTGCTTGGAATTTCCCAGAAAGTGCTGATGAACAAAACCGTCACCAGGGCAACTATCGCCGCCACAAGCGGACCGACTGTCCCGACGGTTATCGGCAACTTTATAGATGCAGTGTATGCACGCCTGGTACTGGTCGCTCTTGGAGCAAAAACAATGAGCGGTCTCCAGGGTAATGTAGCTCTGCCGTACTGGTCAACAGCCCCGACAATGAAATGGGATGCTGAGAATGACGCTAATTCTGATGCTACCGGTGTTTTGAATAAGATAACACTTTCACCGAAGAGGATTACAAACTACATCCCTCTTTCAAAGCAGCTGCTTATCCAGGATGCAGTCGGCATAGAGCAGAAGATATGGGATACACTTATTGCTGCAACAGCTGTCAAGCTCGAGAACGGATGTATCCAGGGCGGATCAGATGCTCCGACCGGTATTCTTGCAACATCAGGGATTGGAGATGTCGCAGGCGGGACGAACGGATTGGCTCCGACTCTCGCCAATATGCTCGCACTCCAGAAAGAGGTAGCAATTGATAATGCTATGTTCGGATCGCTGGCTTATCTTGCATCTCCTAAAGGTCGCTGGAAATTACAGTCTACCGCAATAGAGAGCGGTCATCCCGAGAGAGTATGGAACATTCTCCAGCCGGAAGTTCTTCTGGGCTACAAAGCTGGGATTACCTCTAATGTGCCCGATAATCTTGATAAAGGCACAGCTACCGGAGTCTGCTCCGCAATCATATTCGGGAACTTCGAGAAGCTTACCATTGCTCAGTTTGGTGCTCTTGATCTTACTGTTGATCCTTATACAGATTCAAAAAGCGCTATCGTCAATATGGTAGTCAACGCATACTATGACAGTGCCGTTGAGCTTCCTGTTGCCTTTGCTGCTATGAAAGATGCTCTTTGCGCTTCGTAATGAGGCTATTCATGGTTAGTTGATTGGATTGAAAAGAGGCTGGGGCAATCCAGCCTCTCTTTTAAAACTCAAAATTATGGCAAAAGTACCAGGATACGTTAAAGTTTATTGGGTTAAAGCACATTGGGGATATGCCTACTCCGCGGGAGATACCGGAATTGTTCTCGCTTCAAGGGCTCCGGAACTGCTCGAGAAAGGATTTATAATTCCCATACCCGATGAGGAGGATAAAGAGCCGGAGAAAGTTAATCCGCTCCCTAAGGATCTACCCGGGCGGACCATTCTATTCGATGCAGGCTATGAGTCAGTGGACCAGATAAGGAAAGCAGGCGATTCTCTCCTGGATGCCGGCATAAGCAACACCACACTGAAAAAGGTAAAAAATTATCTGAAGTAAAATGAGTCTCGCCAAGTATAAGCTTAAAACAGCTCCCTCCATCATACCCATCTCTCTCAATGAGCTGAAGCGCAACCTTCATATCATCGAGACCAACACTGACCAGGATACATATCTCGGAGAGATAATATCCGGAGTTGTGGATGTCGTTCAGACTGACATCGGGAGGCAGTTATGCCTGGCTACTTACACGGCTTTCTTCGATTCTTATCCCGCCGGCGATGAACTTGAGCTGGAGCTTGGACCTGTTTCCGGAATCTCATCGGTTAAGTATTATGCAGATGATGCTACGGATCTCACTACCGTTTCAGCATCAGATTACCAGCTCGATAATACAGAACTTACCGCGAGGCTCCGGTTCCTGAACTCCTTCAGCACGGATGCCGACAGGCTGAACGCAGTAGAGATCGAGTTCACTGCCGGATGGGGATCCGCTGATGATGTTCCCAGGGGAATAAAGGATGCGCTTCTGCTTCTTTGCAGCGATCGCTACCTGAACCCGGAGAACCCTATGCTGAACTTTGGGGCGAGCATCAGACAGACTGCTGCCGAGAGACTGCTGAGAAATTACAGGGTACAAAGATTCTGATATGGGAACGATAGGAACAATGAACCTGAAGATCGAGATCCAGGAGCCGACGACAACAAAGAGTTTAATGGGAGCTCCTGTCAAGAGTTTTGCTCATTTGACATATCTCTGGGCTGAGCGCTCAAAGGTATCTGATGTTCCGGAGCAATATGTCGACAACAGGCTTGTCGTACCGTCCAGGCATAAATACAGGGTTCATTACAGTAGTTCTATTGATGAGACTATGCGGATCGTTGATGGCAGTGTTTATTATAATATTCTGTCGCTCGACAGGGTTGATACTCTGTTCCTTGATATAATTGCAGAAAGGATAACAGAATGAGCGGGGCAAATTTCACACTCGAGGGAGATGAGAACCTGAAAAGGATGTTCTCTGAATTTCCGGAATTTGCTTACCGTAAGAGTGTAAAGGCAGGATTCCGTAAAGCGGCAGAGCCTTTCAAGAGGGCTGTCATCTCAAACATTCCTCCGAATATTAAACCGATCCGCAAGGCTGTAAAGGTAAAGCCCGGTAAAGGGAAGAGCCTCACTCTCGCAGTGGGAATATTTTCAGGTGCGGGAGTCTACCGCAACAGCAGGGGGCAGAACTGGGATCCGTTTCAGATCGCTTACTGGCATAATTACGGAACTATGGCGAACCGCGATCAATTCCACCGGTTCACCACTCCCAGGCGGAAGAAGACATCCGGAAGGATGGGAGGAATCAAACCGCTCAGGTTTGTCGAGAAAGCCTGGGACCAGAGCCAGGGTCAGATCGAAAAGATATTCAATGATACCATCGATAAGGAAGTAACGAAGTTCTTTCAGGAAAGGGCTCTTCAATGATAACATCAGCAATACAAGGCAAGCTCGCGGCGATAATAGCCAATACCTACACGCTTGTAGGCGATGAGGAAATAGTGACTCCTTATTGCGTCCACAGAGAGAACGGCACTCCGATATATCTCAAGGAAGGAATGATCGGATACAATTATGACTGTGAGGTTGCTGTAATTGCGGATCTGCCTGATGAAATAGAGACATACGCTGCTCAGATAATTACCGGCATGGAATCTCTTGCAGGAACCATAACAAGCGGCACGACTGTAAATACAGTCACTTTCACCGGCGATGAGCCGGACTTTGATTATGAAGACAGGCTTTATACCAACATATTAAGATTTATAATTGAAACCACAAACCGTTAAAAATTAAATAAAATGTCAGAAACAAGAGTATCGGCATACATGCTTTCTATGAAAGTAGGTACCAAGCTAATAAAAGGTCTCGAGACAACCGGGCTCCAGGGAAAGGCTAATTTTGAGGAGCTCCTTCTTAAAGATATGAGCGGGGTTAAAGAGAAAACATTCGACAGCGTCGACTGGACCCTTTCATTCTCTGGCAAGACCGTTGAAATGGATTCCAGCGAATCATCAACGCATGAGGATTTTGAAACTCTCCGCGCTGCAATGAATACAGGAAGCGCTGTCAACTTTGTATATGGTCGCTTCTCCGCCGGAGAAAAGGTCGTCTCGGGATCCTGCATTATTGTCGACTGGTCCGAGGATGCCGGATCAGAAAAGACAATGGGATCATGGAGCGGATCAGCTGAGGTCAGCGGGGCTGTAACCTTCGGAACCTATTAAACCGGATGAAGGCTGATTATCTCACCCTTTCGGACGGGCACACTGTTCGCATTGAATGGAACATGAATGCCCTTGCTGAGCTCTCAACGTACACCGGAATCGAAATATCGGATCTCACGAGTGCGAAAGCCGATATAAAGATGCTCCGGGCGATGGCATGGCTCAGTGCAAAGGAAGGGGAGTCAGTCGACGGGAAGGAATTGAACATGACAGAGCTTGAGTTTGGCAGGCTCATGTCAATGAAAAGTATTATAGAGTTCTC